AGCGTTTCATTACCCATTCTATTCCTGATTTAAAGCAAATGCATTTAAAGTTCTAAAACTTTGATTTAACCAATAATCTAAATTCTTAATATTAGTAAAAAGTTTATCTTGCATAAACATCTTTTTAAATTCTAATACGTTTAATTTATTTATTGGAGCCGCAACTATATCTTTTATTCTAGATTTATGATTACCACTTATATCTACGTCATTCAATTGCATCAATTTATAATTACGCTCTAAAATATTATTCGATGCGTAAATAGTCTCATGTATTTTATATTTTTTATCCAATCCGGCAATATACTTATTTATCTGATCTAATGTTTTAAATTCATTATCCGATAATATCGGAATATATTTTTTTATTGTCTTAAGACCAGCTCCAGGTATTCCCGGTATATTATCTGATTTATCTCCATCAAAAACTCTATACCAAATAAAATTATTATGATTAATACCAAATTCCTCGTGCAGTAATTTAACGTCATATAACTTCTTCTTAACAGGACTCCATACTCGTATTCTTTCATTAACCAGTTGCAGAAAATCTTTATCGGTTGACATTATACACACTTTAGATTTAAGTAAATTTTTTGCAATATAAGCCATCACGTCATCAGCTTCTATGTTATCTAAAGATAATATTGTAATTGGTAAATTTGTAAGATATTCTATAACCCGTTGAAATTGAAGCCCCATACTTACTCTTTCATCCTTAGGAGATATATCTAACGCTCTGTTAAATGGAGTCTTATGTAATCGCTTTTGTTTGTAATCCGGGAAGATTTTTCTTCGTCTTAAACTACCTCCTTTGCCATCAAATACAATAATACATCTAGTTGGGTTATGAAGTCTGATAGCAGCAGCTATCGACTGTAAAAATCCGGATATACCACCTACATGATCTCCATCATCATTTAATGTTGGAACTGCACTGTAAACTCTAATGAAGTTATTTAAACCATCGATAATTAATACGTTATCATCTTTGTCTTTTGGTAATTCTTTTGCTCCTTCTTTTATATCATCAAGAAATTGAATATATTTTTTGTTCATTTACCCTTCAGAATTTATAACCTCTTCATCAATAACGATATCATCGATTCCTCCGTCTTCTCCTGGTTTATATTTAAGAATGACAGCATCGCATATCCTTTTATATATTTGCTCTTTTAATTCTGAGTTCTCCATAATCTTTTCTTCGAATTCCTTAGATTGAAATTTAGTTTCCTCTCCAGTTTCTGTATTTGTGTAAGTATACCATGCTCCTGCAGTAGATACAAGTTTATTATCTTTTAATACATTTAACCAACCACCGTAATTATCGATACCTGAGTCAAAATATATATCATAATCGATACTTTTTAATGGTGGACCTAAACGATTCTTTATTACCTGACATCTGGTTTTAATTCCAACTACTTGATCTTTTCCATGTTTTTTAGCTTTTATTTGGCCAACTGATTTTAATCGCAATCTTACAGATGAATGAAATGCAATTGCTTTACCACCCGATGTAGTCCATGGGTCACCAAACATAACTCCTAAACGGGTTCTTAATTGATTTGTAAAGATAAGGCATATTTTTTCTCTACCTATCATGTTAGTCATCTTTCTCATGGCTTTAGAAAGTATAATAGCTTTCTGTGTTGCATATCCGTCTTTATCAAACTCTGCGGCCATTTCAATTTTTGTACTTGCACCCATAATAGAATCTACTACAATAGTAACTAATCTATCTCGATTACTTTCTCTAATTTTAATAATAATACTTTCTATTGCTTCAAATATATCTTCTACAGTCTCTAATGGAACGTAAAGCATCTTTTCTAAATCAACTCCAATAGCTTCTAGAAAATCTCTACTGACTGCGTTTTCGGTATCAATGTAAACACCTAGGCCTCCAAGTTTTTGTGTGTTAGCTAATGCATGTGCTGCCAATAATGATTTTCCGGAAGCTTCAAGTCCAGTTATCTCTGAAATTCTACCTATAGGAAATCCACCGCCCGGTTTATTGGATATTGCAATATCAAGCATAGAACTACCTGTACCTATATATCCTTTAATCTCGCTAGGCGAATCTCCTTTACCATTCAAGAAAAAAGCAACTTTAGTACTCGAACTTTTGAATTTTTTGTTAAGTCCTTCTGCTAGTATATTAGCCAGTTCATCCTGTACTTCTGATTTCTTCTTTGCCATAATAAATTTTACTTATTGAAAAGTTCTTCAAATGCAGCTGATACGTCATCAACTTTTTTAGTTCCTTCTGTTCCGTTAGTAGCTTCAGCTTTTCCAGATTCGGCCTCTTCAGAATCTTCTGGGTTTAACCAAACCTGTAGTGCAGCAGTTAAATCATCGTACGATGGTTCTTTAAAGATGTCCGTTATTACTTTCTGATTAGTTAATGACGATACTACATTTTTATCTTCGCTTACTTTAGTTTGATTAGGTTTTACTCTAATCGTGGTCTTTGGAAACTGACCTGCTCCTTCAGCTGGTGTAAATTCTACTGCAATATCTCTTCCATTAACTGGATCTGAAATATCACCATAATCTGGATCTGAAATAAACCCAAGTAGTTCTTGATAAACCTGCTTCCCAAATCCCCAAAATTTAACACCTTCTGATTCTTCTCCTCTAACTAAAACAGGAACATACGTTCTCATTTTAGGTTCTAATTTTCTTGAAAGTTTCCAATCATCGGAATTTCCAGTTGCTTTAAGCTTTTCGGCAAATTCAACTATAGGATCTTGTCTACCAAACGATATCGGTGAAAGATAATTCTTTCCGTTTAATCCGTAATGAAAGTAAAGTTCAATAAACGGATTGTCTTTATCGTGTTGGTAAGGTACGATACGAACTTGTTGTTTACCTGGTTCAGGTTTCCACAAATTATTTTGTTGTCCAGTCTTGCTTTGAAGTGACTGTAACTTCTGTCTGATTGCATCCATGTTAATGGCCATAATTTTCTCTTTTAATTGTTAACTAATAAAAACTTTTATATAATATAAGTAATTTTTTTTGAAAAACCAAATCTAAACAAAGAATTCGTTAACGACATTCGGTATTTTTTTAGTTTCAATAAAATTACTTATATATTCCATATTATCATATAATAATTTATAATCTAATTTATTATATGTTAAATAATCAAATAAATCTTTGATTATTTTTCCTTTAACTCCAATTACTGAAAAGCTAAATAATTTTGCTGCATTTTGAGTTGGGTCTTTTAACGGGAATAAATAAACAGAATTTCCTGTTGGTTTAACTTCCGAGTTAAATGTTGTGTTATCTATTAAGAACGCGATTTTTGTATTGTTGTAATTAAATGGTTTTTTTATGTTTAACGATTTAAGATATTTAGCTGATACTCCGACTAATATTAAATCATAATTATTTTGCTCGATTAATTTATCTAAACTTTCCCTCACTTTTGCAATATTACCGAATTCGGTTATATCTTTATTATTTAAATCAGTTAACGCAAGGTCGTATGGTTCTATAATAGTATCGGCATCTATTAAACCATGCCCTGCTGATATTATATAATAATCTATAATGTTATTATATTCTTTATATAATTTGTTTAGACATTTTGATGTCATTCCGTTATAGACATCGTGGCAAGGGCCCTTGAGTTTCCGTTTAGTGTTAGAACATTGCCCTATTACAAGAATTTTTTTGTTTGAGTATTTTAAAGGTGAGTCTACTTTAATTTTACTGTAGCTTTCTATGAAATCCTTTAATTTGTTACTTACCATTACGTTAAATATTAATTGTTAATTATTCGATAATAAATATTCAGCTTGTTGCTTAAACATACTTAAATATACGAATAAATTTTTTGGATTCCAAACTTTTTTGGATGAAAGTTAAGCTTGAAAATTATATTTTGTTTTAATGTAATCTAACAAAAATTTTATTGTCTTTTGAGACATATTTAGGTGTTGCTGTATACCGAGAATATTACTTTTCGCTTTCTCAACATTAAATTGATTATGTTCTGGGTCGTTTGCTGGGTCGTTTGGTTTTCTTATGTAATCGACATAGTTAGGAAGGGCTCCTAATAAAGTAGAAAGATTATCGACATTGTCTGTAACATCAGCTATTAACTTTTCTAGTTTTTCGTCACCACCTTCACCGGATGGTGGTCCTTCTTGTTCCCGGAGATATTGTCTAAAACCATCAACTAATTTATAGTAATCTTTTTTGAATGCTCTTTCCATCGTAACTTCCTTATGTTATATATAAATATACATTTTATTTTAAATTGACTATATCGTATACCCTAGTCAATACCTTTTTTAAACCTAAATGATCTGTTATCAAAAGACAGTTTCTGTAATTTTCCCAGTCGACTTGATAA